GATGTATCAGCTCGTAGTATAGCTAAATCTTCGTTTTGTTCAAGTTTATCTTCTTGAATATCTCTATTTTGAACTAATTTAGCTCTATCTATTTCGCCTCTTTGCTTCATTTCCTTGTCTTTTCTCGAAGTATCCATAGCTTTTAGGTCTACTTCTCTAGATTTAATCTTGAGTAATGGATCATGATCAAATTGAGAAGTAATACGTTTTTCTTCTTCCATAAATTCATTCATCATTTCAGCAATTAAAACTGCTTTTCGAGCTTCAATCTTTTGAGTAAGTTGTTGAACTTGTTGTCCAATTTGTGGATTAGAAGGAGCCATTTGTTGCATTTGTGCCAACATTTGAAATTCTTGAGGAAATTCCACTTGTACCTGTTCTTGAGCCATAATACTAATATGCTCTAAAATATTTTTCTCCATTGCCGCCATGATAGGTGGATTATTTCTAACCATATTCATAGACATAAAATGTAAGTGTGCACTAATATGCGCTCTATGATCTTGACCTGGATAAGCTTGAAAAGGCTTGCCAGAAATTGCATCAATATTTTCCAATGCAGGATCTTTAGGCATTTTAGGAGGAGGTGGTGGTAAAATTTGATCAATATCTTTTATTCCAATCGCTTCATACATTTTTCTATAAGATAAATATAAATCATGCATTTGTGGATTAGACATTGCTAATTGTAATTCTGTTTGTGCTAAGGTCACACGTTGTTGCATTGAAAATATATTTGGATCGGCAACCGGTAAAATATCTACTCTATCATCAAAATCTTGAACTTTAACTGTTCTTGCTGCACCTACAACATCATAAGGATATTCAGGAGGTAAATATGTAGCAAAAACTTTTGCTAGTAATTTAAATTCCTGTTTTAATGCAACATAGAGTCTTTTATGGATTGCTGACATTACCCTGGAGCCACGCTCTAAGAGGGCTACGGTCGTACCAACAGCTGCTGATTGGTTCCCGTCACCGACCTGCATGTCAGCAATGGACGCGAATCTTTGACCTGCTTGAACCACAATCCCCATTAATTGTAATAATGTGGGAGAAGGTTCTTTATAAGGCAGATTAAAAAATGAATCCTTTAAACTTCCACCTGGAGCGTCAACATCTTTCCACTCTCCTGGTTGAAGGGGTTGGGCATCATCTCTGATACGCACTCCACGTTGCTTAAATCCTGCTGGTAAATTAGATAATGTTCCTGCATCTAATAATTGACGGAGAGCAGCCGTTGCCGTTCTGCTCAATCCGCCAATCATGTGAATGAGTCCAAAGCCATAAAATCCGAGTCCTGGCAGAAACTTAAAGTGGACAAAATATTGGATTTTTCTTTTGGTTGGATCATTGGGTGCATAATTCCTTCTAATAGAAAGAACTATTCGGCTACCTTCTTCGACTGTTACGACGTAAGGTAATTTTATTCCTGTTGGTTCTCCATCTGGACCAACATCTTCGAAACCCTCTAGATCTAAATTAACATGGCATTCAAGTAATGTATAAACATCTTCTTGTCTGCCAACTTTTTTAGTACCAGCGAGTTCCTTTTCTTTTTCTTCAACTTTATCTTGAATGATAGGAGGTTTTCCTAAATCAACATCTCGATAAAATCCGGAAACTTGTTGTTTTCTTAATTCGTTTTCTGGAATTTTTAAAATATGAATAATGGCTTCCGCATCATCTAATGAGGTAGCTGCATACGGAACCACTAAGTCATCTGCTTGAACGAACTTTGAAACAGCTCGTCCTAGTAAATCGTCATAATAAACTTTTTTAAATGTAGAACCTGATAGAGGTAAATGAAATAACATTTGATCAAATTCAGGTTCATACTCTTTCATCTGATCCATCAATTGATAATTCATGAAATTTTTAACTCTTTGGGATTGTTGTTCTTTAGGTGGAGTGGATAAACCCATTACTTGAGTTCTAACAGGACCATCTGCTGGTAATAATTCTTTATAAGCCATTGCCTGAAACTGCGTCACCGCTTCAGCTAAAACTGGGTGAGTAGCACCGGACGCTCCTTGAAAAGGCTCCGTTCTTATTTTATATTGAAATCCTAAAAGGTCTAAGCCTTTAGTATAAGTATCTTCCCATTCTTTTCTTGATTGCTTGTAATCTGTATAATCAGCTTGCATATCAGATCCAATCGGAGTCAAAATATCATCAGGTAAAAGATCTGCTAAGTTATCAAAATGGCCCTCGGTTCCTGGAATTTGCAACTTGGTTGATGGATCAAAATTAATGTCCATACCACCATCGGGTAAAGGTGTTGCTTCAATATTTTCTGTTTCGATTAGTTTAGTCTCATCCGCTACTGGAACTTCTACATCGGGTGCAACGACTGGAGGTAGATCTGTAGTAGGAAGAGTCTTATCAATTTCTGCCATTAATAACTCCTAGGCCGCATTATACCATTATATAGGGCAGAAGGCAACCCTTGTGGCATCGGTCCTTTTTTAGGTGGGATAGTTTTTGTTAAATTACCTTGACTAATAGGAGGTCCTCCTGTTCCAAGACCAATTCTTCCGCCCTCTGCAGACAAATGCTCTGGTTTTGATTTTAATTCTTTTATAGCTTTTTTATATTTCTGAAAATTAGGTTCCCAATGATCTCTTAATATTTTATCAAAGTAAGGAGCATTAGGTCCTGGATGCTCTTCTCCTGGAAATAATCTACTATCTATAAATCTGTTATATAATTCATGACCTGAAGTGCCAATAGGTTTATTATCTTGACTTCTAAGATAATTTGGTCCTCTATATTCTTTAACCCATTCAGGTTGAGTATAATGCAAAGGAGAATCTGGATCTCCCATAAGGTTGTGTCTTAATTCATGATTAATAATTTTAGCTTTATCTAAATCTGTCATATGAATATTTCTATTTCGAGGTCCTCTACCTTCATCCATGTATTCAGTTTCTCCAAAAGGAGCCATACCTGACCATACTCCCATAGGACCTGCCATTCCTCTTGTTCCTTTTTGTGGATGTCCTTTATCAGTCCATCTCAAACCTTCAGGAGACCATTCTATTTCTGAAAAGTCTTCAAAATCAAAAGCAGGATCTTTTTGTAAAAGTTCTAAAATACCTTCTGGTAAATCTTCTTCACTCTGATATATTTTATCCCCACGAGGTCCCCCCATTCCTGGTCCCAAAATTAAATCAATCAGAATTGTTCGTAGTCTTATGGATTCATCCTCTGTTATATCTGGAGCTTTAAGTTTTTTCTTAATATCTGCGATCGCTTCATCTATCGTCATAGTTTTCTTCGGTTTCTTCGTGACTCTTTTCCCTTGTGGAAATCCCGTTCTCTCACCCAGCATCCCTGCGAGCCCACCTGTATCCAGACCAATTCTTCCGCCTTCGGCTTTTTTAACTGGCATTAAAATATCAAACACCTCTTTTACGTCTTCATTAATGTGATGGCCATAATCATCTGTAATTGAACTATGATATTCAATCTTTTCTCTCTCAGTCATTTTTTTAACTTTTTCTGAGAATTTTTTATAATTGTCTGTATGATCCTTGTCTTTTATTCTTCCTTTCCAATAATCTCTCTCTTTTTTAAAATGTTGTAAATAGTAATCAACTCCCGAACCATATCCATCATCTATATGTTCCAATTTTACTTTATGGCCTGCTTTTTTTAAAGCATCTGCTATGTATGCTCCCTCTTCTAGGGGGATATCCTCAAAAATACCTTCCTTATCTCCGATCTTTTGTCTAGACCAGCCTGCCCTACCAGCCACCCCCTCAGATCCCTTTACGCCGGGCATCATAATCTTCTGCATAGTTTTCGCAGCAGCTTTTGATAAACTTTCAACATCAAACGCACCGGCCCATTGACCTTGTGCTACTGGACCCCACTCCGTATCTACGTCACTATCATCAATAAATGTTTTTAATCTTATCACTACATCGTCACTAGGTTTAAGTTTTGCGGTTGTTTTAAGAAGACCTCCTAGTCCGAGCCATTTTAATCCCGCTGCTAAACCACTAGCACCAACTAAAGACATAAAATCTCTACGACTTTGTCCAGAATCACTTATTTTATCTTCTACTAATTTATTTAAAGTTTTGCCATCTTTTAC